ACCACCTGTAAGATTTCCTTTCAATAAGTCGCCAAATGCCCCAACAAGTTCATTTGTTGTTTCTTTAGCGTCTTTGATAGTTTTGTCTAATTTTTCGTAGTCCTCTTCCATCTCTTTTATAGAAGATCGTTCAGCTTTGCCTTCTTTTACTAACTCTTTTTGTTTATCAATTCGTGCTTGAAGAGCTTTTAGCTGGTTTTTGGAGCGCTCTTCTTCTGTTTTGGCTTGAGTAACCAAATCATTGTAATATTCTACTTCTTTTTGTAGAAGAGCCAAGTTTTTTTGTCTTTGAATCTGCAAAGAAACCAACGCTTCACCTTGAGCAGCGGAAAGTTTTTCTGCTTGTGGTAGATTGTTTAGCAAATAATCTATTTGCTGCTTAGTTAATTCATTTAACTCTTTACGCAGTTTGACTTGATCTTCTATCGCAGCAGTTTGTGCTGCTAATGCTACTGCTTCTTGTTCTGGAGTCAAAGCCATGCAAAGTTACCTCTCCCTATAAATAGCCATCTATACAAAAAGCAAAGGCTCCCGAAGGAGCCTTAAACTATCTAGCATATTCTTTTGGAATTGGTGGCTGGTTGCTTGGAGTCAATTCTTGATAAGAAGAGTTTGATTGTCCCTTAGAGGCTTTCTTGATTGCTTCAGATTCCATCTCAAGCTGTTTGATAGTCCTCTTAACAAACCAGTTTCTAAGACCTATAGGCAGGCTATAAGCCTCAGAAAAACTCCATCCACCGTTATACTTGAGGAAGAAAATTTGTTCATAAACTCCCTCATTGTATTCATCGGTCAGGCCAAAAAAAGTCCGCCGTAAGCGGCACCTCCATTTCTTGTGTATGTCCGCAGTTGGTACAAGAGAATTGCTGGGTTAGATCGACATCGGGGGTTGCTTGGCGAATAATAGCACGAAGGTGACGCGAATCTCTTGAGGGCATGTTCTCAACTAGATAATTAATCGCTTGTGGAGATGAGTCTCCGTTTACACTAACAACGATAGAACGCAACTGCTTAGAGACCAAACCTTCAGTATTTCTCTTGTTTGTTAGGGCAACTTCTTCACGTCCAGTGAGCAATCTTGCTCTAATTTCTGCTTGAGTTCTTGGAAGAATACAACCAATTGTTCCATCACCGTAATCAGTAATACCCAGATCTTCTGAAAGATTTCCATGCTCAACGTGGGCATCATTCAAATCAAACTCGTATTGCTGCTTTGTTTCACATGAAGGGCATTGTACTGTAGTGGTGTAATCATTGCCATACCCAGATACTCTAGCAGCAATGATGATAGCGTTTCGATCACCCACAAGAAGACTAGAAGGTCTGATTGACTTGTCTACTATAATGCTTTCAATTAGTTTCTCTAGTGCTACGCCTTTCTTTAGAAGAGTTCTCGAAGTGAGAATGTCTTCTTCTTTGGCAGTCATCTGCTTAATCTCAATAGAGTCTTTTCCGTGAAGAGGGTGACCCTGTGCATAAAAGCGACCCTGTGATGGTAGGTCCACAAATTCAGTTGGGACTACAAACGAGAAACCCCCGCCACCCTGCTGGGGCGGAGGGCTCGTGTCAGGCTGTTGAACGCCGCCTAGACGATCCTGATTTCTTGACAATTTACACCTCGCGTTTAGTTATTGTCTAAAATTATGCTCTAAAGAACTCGTTACCACCAGAACCATTTACAGCGGAAGAGTTAGTGAGAGTCTCTACTCTAGCCCAGTCAAAACGAAGCTCTACGGTTGTTGTAGAGAGATCGTCGCTGGTGTAGTCTAGATCATCCTGCTTCATACTCATAATGAAAGCATTCCAAAGAGTCCAAGACTCAATTGGGTTACCGTCACCATCAAGTTGAGTGATTAAAACGGTACCAAGAGCGCCAGCAGCCTTAGCCTTGGAGATAGTTCCAAGTGAGTTGGCGTCCGTGGGGGGAGTGTAACCACCTGCTACAACAATGTCAGAGAAAGTGGCTGTAACGTCTGGGTCAACAGGATCAACAAGAGTTACTGTTACTGCATCCCAAGTAACATTACCGGGGTAGTAAAATGTGTGACCAAGGTACTTATGCTCGGCAGCGTTAACACTGAAGCCGGGCTTAGTAGCAGTCTTAGCGTACCAAAGAAGCGCGCCACCTTGAGCAGCGTTAATTCCTTGGAACTCTACGGTAAATCGATGTTTACGCTTTGGATCTTTTAGGGTTGAGTCTTGACCGAAGTTTGTTGACCAGAATGGCATTTGTTAGGTTCTCCTGTAATTCATAAGTAAGTAGTGGGTGGGGGCAAAAGCCCCCGTTTATCAATCGTCAAATGATGCGCCAGTAGAAGCAACCACAAAGTCAATTGCGATGTACTCAATAGCGCGGGCGGGCTTGACCATGATCTTTGCATACATAATGTTCTGATCAATTAGGTCAGGGGTTGTGGTGCTCTCGTCGAGAATGAGACGGTAATCAGTAATACCGAACTGAACCTTGACGTTAGCAAGGAATGGCTCGATGAGACCCTTGAAGCGGTTCCAAGTTGCCTGTACGTTCTGCTCGAAGAGAACCTGTGTAGATAGGATAGAAATCTGCTTCTTGAGGTAGATGACTAGACGGCGCACGTTGATGCGGTCTAGGGCAGATGGGCGCTCCTGCAGAGTCTTCTGTCCGAACACTACAATGCCGGTGCTTGGGAAAGAAGCGATCGGGTTGATGCGAGCATCGTAGAGGGTGTCTCTTTCCTTAGAGGAAAGACGCTGGCTAACATTTGAGATTGGAATACCAGCAGCACCATCAGAAAGTCCGCCTCTGTTAAATCCGGCTGGAGCGAACCAGACCTGTGAAGATCTCTCAGAGGAAGCCATAACACCCATCATAGCAACGGTGGGTGGAACCCAAAGAAGCTGACCTGTTCTCTGGTCTAGGGTCTGAACCCATGGGAAGAATGTGGCACCATAAGATGAATCAATCTGACGATCGCGAAGGGCTCTAGCAGATTCTCCAGCGTTACCTACAACACGAGCAGTGCGGCTGTAATAGCCCTCTGCAACTGGTAGGTATACATTGGGAAGATCAATTAGGGCAAGAGCATCTGCTCGGTCTTCACAGACTTCAATCATCATTGTGGTCAAGCCTGTGTTGGTTAGACCCGGAGCAGTTAGTAGATTCATATCTAGTAGATCTGGGTCTGCAACAGTGTCGATTGCCTGCTTGTAAGTGTTGTAGGCATAGTTGGTGAGTTCTGTAGCTCCACTCATTCCATCATTGTAGAATGGATCTGGCTTAAAGATATCTACGCCGTCAAAAGCGCCCCAAACCGGAGCAGTGAAGCGGTTGTAAGAATCGTTCTCAATTAGATGATCGGAGCCGCTTGTAGCTGTGCGACTTGTGCCTGCAGCGCGGGAACCTTGAACGTAAACTGCTGTACCATTGGTATCAACTTGTAGATCATCCATGGTAAAGTAGTAAGCTGGTGATGTAGCAGATGGCCAGTAACGATGTGGGTCGGCTGCGGAGCCGTCTGGTGCAGTACTGGTTGGCTCTCTTGTTGTTTGCATTCCGAAGTAAGCGTTATTTTGATTGAATAATCCACCATCAGAAGAACTGACGCGAAGCCTAGTTGATGGGAAACTAAATGAGCCAGTTCTACCAGTTGTACCATCGGTTAGAAGAGTGCCGGCGCTACCAAAAACACTACCAGTGGCTACGAAGTCTGTTGCAGTTCCTGTGAATGTGGTAGCAGTAACATCAACGACAGTTGAGTAGGCGTTAGGACCGTGGTAACCAAAAGGTAGGTACTTAGAATTTAGCAGTCCAGAGTAAGCATCTTCTTCCATTTCAACATAAAAATGGTTAGAGTTGTTGGGGTACTCTCCGTAACTTCTTATGGTTCTCTCAGTTGAATCCCACTCGGTGGTCATGTCGCCAATTATTCTAGCAATAAAGTTTTCAGAAGTTGGGTTTAGGTTTAGATTATCAAAACGCTCAACAACAACTACCTTGTTGTCTGTATCTCTTAGCGATCTGACTACTACTGAGAATGAGCCGTAATCAGAAGTGTTTGTGGTAGAGGGCTTGATTCTCTCAATTGAGATCTTGGTGTTCTTGTTTAGCCACTCTCCATGCTTGCGACCACGAATACGGAATAACTTCTGTGCAGTAGCAGGATCATAAGAAGCAGCAGCACCAAGGTCCTGACCGATAATCCATCCGGTACCACCTTCTCGCCTTCCTTCGCGGTTAGCGTGTGGACCTGCGCTTACAGCAGTGCTCTTAGCGATTGGGAGTATGATTCCCAATGAGTTGGGCACAGTGTAAGAAAGATTGCCAACTTCCTGCTCAAAAGACTCTCCAAGCCAGTAGGGCTCTTCTGCATTTGGATAAAAAGTGTCTGCACCTGTGTTTCCTAGAAGCGGATTCGTGTTGAATACCTTGCGGACAAACTTATCATCAGAGGAATTAAAGTTGAAGGAGTATTTGTTAGAGCCGCCAGCGGACTCTGTTATTTCTACGGTGTAGTTGTTGCTGCTGTCTGGTCTAAAGAAAGCACCAACTTCAGCAGCAGTGGAGGAGCCATCAGCGTAAGTTCCTGAAAGTAGAACCTGCGAACCAGCATCAATGTACCATATGGCAGCCAAAGAGCCTGTTCCAAGGTTACCACTAGAAGAACTCTCGAATAGCCATAATCCATAAGCACCACCATTTTCTGCGAGTGCAGAATTAGGGCTCTTTGTGGTTTGCCAACCAGCGAGTCCTGCTGGGTCAGTAGCATTATCGTTCTGCTCACCGAGTAGACGGATGTAGGTTAGTGGAGCAACATTGGCGTTCAAGAACGCCTTTGCAGCGTAGGTGCCGTACATCGGAGTCTGGTAATTACCATCGCGGTAGACATCACCACCAGCATTTCCTGGGATGGTATCGCCAAAGATATCAACAAAGTCAGAATATGATTCAACCTTTACAGGCTGCATTGCTGGACCCTTTGCTGCTCGTCCAATAACTACTGGACCGATAGTGTCTGGTCTACGGGGACGGAAAGAGTTATCAATCTCGTTGATAAACACACCGGGGGACACAAACTTAAAGCTTTTAACTGACATTCTAAGAACCTCTCTTTATAAAAATAATGCTAAATAGCATCGCTAATCATAGTTTAAATAGTAGTGTTGATTGCCAAAACACTTCAGGATGTCTTTAGTCCATAAAAAAGTTATCACTGCCTACTGTAACAACTGTTTCTCTTGGGTATGTTATCTCTACTATGTTTTCTTCTTTGGTAACGATAGGTCTATCATCACTATTTCCTTCACCTATAAGATAGCCAAGAACCTTGATGTTTACTTCACTTGTGAATTGTCTCTCCTCCTCTCCTAAAGTGGCGACATTGTTGCTTTGGGTAAAGCCTTGGTCGATAAATGCTTCATAGAGGTGACCATTCCTTCTCATGATAAAAGAATTTATTTGTCCTGTTCTCGTCATGAAGGGCTGGGTGAGGTCGTTCATTTGCTGTTGGTATTCAGTCTTGACTATAATCTTGTAGTCGAGGTTCACATAGATAGGGATAGGAATCGAAAGGGTCTCAATGATCACCTTTTTGTTTACTCTTGGGAAGTATTTCTGCCTATCTCCTGATGTGTTTGTGCGAGTATTACCTACTACAGCAAAGTTTCTGGTCTTATCTTGCTTGATTCTCTTAGCAATAGTCATACGACCCACTCTGCCATTGCGTTGGTTTGAAAAGATTTGTGCTTGATAGCCCCCCTTTCTTGTCGGATCTTTAGTGATACCAGTTCTCTCGATAGTTATCACAGGCAGAATAATTGCATCGCCTCCTAACTCATCAGGAGTTCTTATGTCTTTATTGTTTTTAATCTGAAACGCACGTTCAGGTGTTTGCCAAAGAACTGGGACTCTTTTGTTACCCTCATTTGTTATAGTAGAGAGATCTAGATCTTCTTTTAGCCAAGATGTTATCGCATAGTCAATGTCTTCAATACGAGAACCCAACATTCCTATCTCTTTAAGACTAAAAGTGTCCCTATCG